GGGGGTGTATATAGAACTATTCACTACGCTAAAGAGTTATCAACACAGTGTCGGCTACCGTCCGCTTCCTCGCTCGGCCTACGGTCTCGCTCGGTCGCTACCAGTTTGTTCCAGTCATTGTTAATTTTTAGTCAACCACTTGGTCAACTATTACGTAAGGTTGACTTTACAGTTTTATTGTGATAACATGATAGTATACTAAATAAAGGAGTGAGGTTCATGGACGAGTTTGTTCAGCTTATTTCAAACGTGGGCTTTCCTATTGCCTGTTGTCTTATCATGTTTTTCTATGTCAACAAATCTGCGGAATACCACAAGGAAGAGATTAGCAATCTGACGAAGGAATATAAGGCAGAGATTTCCGAGCTTTCTACTGCTATCAATAACAATACTTCTGTCATGCAGTCTCTTATCAACACGCTCACGATTAAATGACTGAGCAAGAGCTGAGAACGTCAGTTTACAATTTCGCTCAATCGTGCATCGGCCTTAATGAATACGACGGCAGTTATAAGAAAATAATTGACGCCTATAATAGCTACCAAACAGATGTAGGTGGCCCGACTGTTACATACGCGTCACCTTGGTGTGCTGTGTTCGTTTCATACGTCGGTATTGCTTTAGGCTTAACGGAGATTATTTTTCCGACAGCCTCTTGCCCTTACATGGTAACGCTATATCAGAACGTTAACCGATGGGAAGAAAACGATGCTTACGTGCCTCGGATGGGGGACATTATTCAATACGATTGGGACGACTCTGGTTCTGGTGACAATCAGGGGCAGCCAGACCACTGCGGTATAGTTGGCGTTGTAGACGGAAACACGTTTACAGTAATTGAAGGTAATAATGGCGATTCCGTTAAGCTAATGGAACGCATAGTAGACCAGAAGTCTATTCGCGGCTACTGTTTGCCCGATTACGCAAGTATGGCCTCTGAGGGATTAGAGTGGGTAGCTTACTACACCAACGAACTTGGCAAAATGACAGCAGATGCAATGCGAAACAATGCGCGCATCATCTGGAATTATTTTGGCGCTCTAGGTTGGTCAGTCAATGCTGTTGCCGGTATGCTTGGCAATATGCAGCATGAGTCACAGCTTAACCCAGCACAAACAGAATTCGGCTTTGCACTTGGCAACCCATTGGCAGGTTACGGCCTTGTTCAATGGACGCCCCGCACGAAGTTCAGCGATTGGGCAGGTGATGGATGGGACGACCCGGCGCTATGCGGAGACATGGAATTAAATCGCATTAAGTTTGAGTATGACACGAATTATCAGTTTGGCGATAATCCATATTTTCCGTCTTACACATATACTTGGGAAACTTTCATTCACTCAACAGATTCCCCTGCCACTCTTGCCGACACATGGTTTGTTCAGTATGAACGCCCTAATGTTGCCTCATGGAATGAAACTAGGGGAATTCGCATGACTTATGCTGACAAATGGTATACCTACCTAACAAATCTTCCCGCCCCACAGCCCACGCCCATAAAGAGAAAATCAATGCCCCTGTGGATGATGATTAACCCCTACGCAAGATTCTATTAAGGAGGAATTTTAATGTGCTAACCCGTGAACAGTTTCAGACGATTATTGGCAAGTATGCTACTGCCGATGATGAAGATACGCTCAAAGACGTTTCTGACCTTATGACTACGTTCGACGAAATGTCTAACCCGCAGTTGCAGCAGGAGCGTGACGAATACAAAGAAAAGTACGAGAACGTGGTGAAGGAATACAAAGACCGTTTTCTCACCCCGAATTCTCCGGCAGACCCCAAACTCCCGGAAGATGAACCCGATGAAGATGAATCTCCGGAAAAATATGACGACTTGTTTTCTTGAAAGGAGTAAATGCTTATGCCTGTTAAGCCTAAGATTAGGACGCTTACCACGTCCGCAGCGGATATTCTGAATGTTATCCGCAATAACGCTTCGGTCGATTATCGCAATTATGTCCCCAAAGCCGACGCAAACGATGTTGAATCCGTTCGCACGATTGGCGCAATTATCATGGATTATCCGGCGCTCCAGAACGAATTCCTGAACGCTCTGGTTAACCGCATCGGCCGCGTTATGCTCACGTCGAAGATGTACTCTAACCCCATTGCGTTCTTCAAGAAAGGCGTTCTTGAATACGGCGAGTCCATTGAGGAAATCTTCGTCAACATTGCAAAGGTTCAGGAGTTCAACCCCGAGATTGCCGAGCAGGAAGTTTTCAAGCGTGTCGTGCCCGATGTGCGTGCCGCGTTCCACATCATGAACTATCAGAAGTTCTACAAGGCGACTGTTACGCAGGAGCAGCTTAAACAGGCGTTCCTGTCGTGGGATGGTGTGACTGACCTTATTGCTCGAATCGTCGATTCCATGTATACGGGCGCGAACTACGACGAGTTCCTTGTTATGAAGTACCTGCTTGCCCGTCACATTCTTGATGGTCGTGTGTACCCCGTCACCGTCCCGACCGTGAACGCCGAGAACGCGAAAGCGATTGTCACCACCGTTAAGGGCGTGTCCAATAAACTTACGTTTATGAACAGCGAGTACAATCCGGCTGCTGTCCGCACGTTCACCGAAAAGACCGACCAGTACATGATTGTCAATTCTGTGTTTGACGCTACTATGGATGTGAATGTCCTTGCTTCTGCGTTCAACATGGATAAGGCCGAGTTCCTTGGACACCGCGTTCTGATTGATGGTTTCGGCGACCTCGATGTTGCCCGCCTTGGTGAAATCTTTGCTGGCGACCCGACGTACAATGAACCGTCTCAGGATGAGCTTACGGCTCTTAACGCAATCCCGGCAGTGATTGTTGATAAGGATTGGTTCATGGTGTTCGATATGCTCACGCAGTTCACTGAGCAGTATAACGGTCAGGGTCTTTACTGGAACTATTTCTACCACGTGTGGAAAACGTTTTCGGTGTCCCCGTTCGCTAACTCTGTTCTGTTCGTTCCGGGTACTCCGTCGGTCACTTCCGTCACTGTGTCCCCGACCACCGCTTCTGTTCCGAAGGGTGGCAGCGTGTCGCTTTCCGCTGTGGTTGTCACCGAATACTTCGCCCCGCAGACGGTTGTGTGGACGAGCAGCGCAGAGGACGTTAAGGTTTCGGCTGCTGGCGTTGTCACGGTTGATGCAGACGCAAAGTCCACTACTGCTACGATTACCGCGACTTCTGCTTTCGATAGTACGAAGAAAGCAACGTGTACTGTCACTGTTAAGTAACTCAGTTACAGACGAATGGCTACGGCGTTAAAATAGTAGTCGGGTGGGTTGGAGGGAAATTTATAAAAGGCAGGTGGTTTCATGTCGATGATTGTTCCGAATTCAGAGGTATTCATTCTAAAGAATGTCCCTCTTGAACCGTCATTCGACCACACCATTTGGTTTGATAGCGCAGACCAGCAAGCTACGGCATTTACTACGTATGCGCTTGCTTTCTATTTTGATAAAGTTTCATATCAGCGTTATCCTAGGCCATACATTACTTTGGACAAAACTGTCGATGAACTACTCGGCTGCAATTACCTGATGTTCCGTAATACTGGGTACGGTGAAAAATGGTTTTATGCGTTTATTACGCAAGTCGAGTATATCAGTAATACCACTTCGCGCATTTACTATACGATTGACCCCATGCAGACGTATTTGTTCGACGTTAATGTTGAGCAGTGCTTTGTTGAGCGTGAGCACGCCATGACTGACGCGATTGGTGACAACCTCATCCCCGAATCTTTTGAACTTGGCGAATATGTGTATGATGCTGATTATTTTCCGAATCTTTTCTTAAAAACTAATTATGTAATTTGTATTCTAGCTACATGGAAAGCCGTTTATGAAGATAACAAGTGGGTCATTAAAGATGCTTCTACCGGCGGCGTCGGCGGCGTGGATAGTGGCATTTATACCGGCCTAACAAAGAATCTTTGCGAATATGACCCAGCCAACCCTAAAGCCTGTACTGAAAAAGCGAACGCTATTATTGAGGCCGCTACGAAAGCAAATAAAGCGGACGGCATTGTTAGTATTACGATGTACCCGAAGTTTTTCATGAATTGGTCAATTACCGGCGATTTGGCTACCGGCCTTGTTCCGCATACTGTTGATTCTATTCCAGCTTTCACCGGCACGTTTGACGGCTACAGGCCAAAAAACAATAAACTATATACTGCTCCATTTTGCGGGGTGTATGTAGATAATCTTCAAGGCAATGCGGCGAACTATGCTTATGAATACTTCTCAAATAGGAAGCCAACATTTAACATTGTAGGCGTAGTAAACGGCAATCTTGAATGTGCGTCTATACCCCTTAACTATAAAGGGCTTCCAACAAACTTTCAGGAATCGCTTATTATGGGCGGTTTCCCACAGTGCGCGTGGAACGTGGACACTTTCAAGGCGTGGATTGCGCAAAACAAGTATGCTATTGCTGCTGGAGTTGCTAATACTGCTATTGATACCGTCAAGCAAGTGGCAGGAGCGGTTGCTGGCGTAGGCTTGGCTAGTGCCGCCACTAGTGCAGCGGCTCAGGCTGGGAATGTTTCGCAATTTGCTGGGGCTTCTGCCAATCAGATGGCAGCTCAACAGAATTTGACAGAAGTAAATACATCCGCTTCTGGCGATGTTCTAAGTAAAACAATCAATCTTGTTGCGCAGGTAAAGACAGCTTCAACTCAGCCCAACCACGCTCGCGGTCAGCAGTCATCTAGCGTGTTTTGCGCTATGGGCTATCAAGGCTTCCACTATATGCCTTACCGTATTCAAGGCCAGTTCGCCCGCATCATCGACGATTTCTTTTCCATGTTTGGTTACAGGACAAACCGCCTTAAAGTCCCCAACCGCAACGGCAGAAAAGCATGGAATTACGTCAAGACTTGTGGCTGTACTCTTACAGGCAGCGCGCCCGCAGACGTTACCGCTGCGCTTGTCTCTATCTATGACAGAGGCATTACATTCTGGCGTTGCATTGACCTGTCAACAGGCAACCCCTTCACGCGCGTAGGCAACTACTCGCTTGATAATTCACTGTAAGTAGGTGATAAAACTTTGAGCAAACCATATCGAAGCCCTAAAGGCTCTCACTCGCGGCAGTTCTGGGAAACGGCATACGACAACACAACGCGCTATCAGTTTTACTTTAATAAGCTAACTGAAATCTCTACGTCCCTATTCACGTGGGAAAATCTCCCGCCGAGCGTTGACCCGCGCTTTTTGGAGTTGTGCCTGTTTTCTACGGGCTGCGCCGTGTTCTTCAAAGACGATGTTCTTTCAGAGGCCGCGCGACTTGAGGGCAAAGAAGATTATGACAAGCAGGGCTACCTTGCATTGCGCGTAATGGCGAATGGCCCGTTTGATGTGTATAATACCCCTATCAATCGCGTTGCGTATGCTTCAAGCGTTGGCAAAAATCAATGGAAGCTGGATAACACTAACTCTGTTCTCATCTGGAATAACCGCCTGAGACTTCCGTCCGCTTATGAGGCTTGGATTTACGCTCACCGCCTAGAAAACATTGACCGCGATGTTGATGTTAACGCAGCGGCGCAAAAAACTCCGGTCATTGTTACGTGCCCCGAATCTCAGCGCTTGACGTTTAAGAATCTTATGATGCAGTACGATGGTAATGTCCCGATTATCTTTGGTGACAAAGACCTGAACTTGAATAACATTCAGGTGCTTAATCCGGGCGTCCCGTACACGGCTGCTGAGCTTCAGGACCTTAAACGCGAAATCTGGAATGAGGCTTTGGCAATGCAGGGTGTCCCGAACCTTACCATTTCCAAACGTGAGCGTCTTGTCACTGATGAAATCCAACAGGCGACTGCTGGCACGTCTGCTTGCCGAATGTCGAAACTTGAAGCACGTCAGCAAGCCGCCGAGCAAATCAACAAAATGTTCGGCCTGAATATTAAAGTCTCTGTCAACTCTCTTTATACGTCTGGTATTTCTGATGATGAGGGCAACAGCGTTGAAGATTGGCTTGACCCTAATCCCGAAGGCAACGGGGGTGAATCAAAAGAATGAGTTTGTACACTACGCAAGTAAGATTCATTTGTGAATCTCTGGTAGATGATACTACCAAAACCATTGACGAAATAATTGGCGTTGCCGCCCCTAAGATGTTCCCCATTGGCAGCACGGGTAGAGAAGATTCACCGTTTAAGCGCTGCGTCATTCCGTGGGAATTTGTTGATGAGCCTACCACCTATTATATTTGTAAGCGTATCCTTGCCCACTATTATACCCGTGAAATCGGGTGGGAGACGGCGGCGCTTTGGGTTTTCCACATGAATGAGCAGCTTGCCGAAATTGCGCCGTACTATACGCAGCTTGTAAAGTCCACTTTCAATAGCATTCGGGACTTTACGGCTGAGGACATTGAAGCGTTGTACGGCGACACCGACCTTGTGCGCACGTTCACAGGCGACTACAATGACAAGGCTCTTGGTGGCAGCACAAATAACAACACTATTACCGCCGATAATTACAATCTCGATAGCGACACACCACAGAATGGCCTTGTGTCCGTGAAACCCGCCGAGGACGCTGCGGGCATGGCATACCTGTCCTATGCTCGCCGCGCGTTGGTTGACCAGAAGAACGGCAACACCGAATCGCACAATGAAACATCTGACCGCAAAGCCAACACCACAGAGACAATCAAAGGCAAATCCGGCGGCAAGGCGAGAATTGAACTTATGAAAGATGTTGCTAATACGCTTATCAACATTGAGCACAGAATGATTGGCGACCTTTCAAATGAATTTATGAATGTATGGTAAAGGAGTGAAGTTATGGACACAGTTAATATGTTGAATACCATGAGATTTTACTGTCAGCCCATTCTCCCGCTTGTGTATGACGAAAGCATGAGTTACTACGAAACCCTTTGTAAAGTGGTGGGTCAGCTTAATACCACAGGCGAGGCAGTTAACAAACTCAATGAGGGATTGACTAACGAAATCGCTGATAGACAGGCGGCAGACGCGGCGCTGGATGAACGTCTGAAAACGATTGAAAGCACAAACGCAAAAATTCATTTCATGGCTTTTGCCGGTACGCCGCCGTACGACGCAAAGCCAATTAACGCCATGCCGACAAGGAGCGAATTGCGTCAGTGGGTAACTGATGGGGACATGATTGTTACCCTAATGCAAACCACCGATGAAGGGCGCAATATAGTATATGCTGCGTCATGCGCCTATAATGCCCCAAATTGGGAAAATGCATCATTTGATGACTTTAATATTATCGTCCCTATCAGCACAGTTTACGACAGCGAAGGAGACTGCGCCGTTCGTCAGAAAATTGCAAAAATCACGATTCCGCCCGCTTCTGCGGCTTCTCTTGATGAGAAATGGGGTTTGCAGATTATCGAGATTAACACCCCGCATACTTCCGCCGAAGGTATGGTGAATTTTACCGCGACCGTTGTCGGCGAAACTGTAACGGCAAGCATTACACCGGCTGAATTTATCAAGCTGTTTGACGCAGCTAGCGCAACGGCCAAACTTTGTGTAGGCGTAAACGCTAGGCTGAATTATAACGCGCTTGAACTTAGTTCTAGCGTGGCAACTGTTTATGATAATTCTTCCGCTAAAAGAGAAGTCAGAATCACATTTGTTCAAGACCCTCACGCGGGACGCCGTGACTATGTTCCTAGCGAAATTTTTGATCTGGTAAACATTGTTGGCGATAAAGACACTAATACGTGGAAAGTTGAAACATTCGGTACTGAACTGTTTGATTTTCATAGATACGAAGGTTTCCAGTTCACTAGAAAGACCGGAAACGTTATTGAAGCGGCCGAAGATTGCGACCCGGCAAGCGTAGCGCAATATTATAACGACTTGCATGGCAAGGAGTACCAGAACCTGCCTATTCACTTGATTGACGAAGTTGACAACGCGGACTATTGGAACGGCATGTTTGATAGTTATTCCGATGGCCATATCACGTTCACATTTACCACAGCTAATTATGCTACTATTGGCGAGAAAATGGTAGTTCGCGTCATCGAACTCAGCGCGACGAGAACCGGCGCAGCGTGGGTTGGTGATGAAAAGTGGAGCTACGCCGCGAAGGAATTTGATATTCCCTACCGCCCCACGTCTTATGTGCTTGACGTGTGGCAAGCTAATGAAACACCTACTATGGTTAATGAAATAGTAGCGTATGCCGGCAAGAGCAACCTTGATTTCGATGAAATTCTTGAACTTGTTGACGGAGCGCAAGATATTATTGCTACGTTGCACAAGGGAACGAGCGCCACAGCCCCCGAATGGACTAGCCTTGTTTATTCTAGCCGGAAAGTCGTCGATAACAAAGTACGCACGATTACGTTTGCTGCAACGGGGGGCATTAGTATTGGTTATGGTATACTGGTTATGGATGGCTTTGTTACGTTCGGCAAAAGTGGCTCTGGTGCGACCGAGGTTCTGATTCAGTTCATTAGCGCGCTTCCTGTCCCCAGTGCTGACGGCTCTGACAGTGGAAAGATTATGTCCGTTAATGGCCAACACTGGGAAATGCAAAAGCCCTCGACCGTTTCTCTTGAGGATGGCGCTGTGACTACGCAGAAAATTGCGGATGGCGCTGTGACGGTCGATAAGCTGGCAAATGGTAGTGTCACCGGGTCAAAGCTTAATAACTACGCAGTTACTACCGAAAAACTGGCGTTTGAAGCCGTTACCGAAGAAGTGCTGGCAGACGACTCTGTGACCTTTAACAAAATTAAGGCTGGAAGTATGGTTGTAAACTCTGCCACAAAATGGAATCCCGTTATTACTAGTCAGCATTCAGACAGTCTAACGCTGAATAAAATTGAGCTTAGATACAACAGAGGGACGGGAACCGTTAATTTCGGGCTTGAACTAGTCGGCCTTGAACCTACAGATGTGGGCAATATTATGACGATAGACATGAAGCTAGATACAGTTTTTGGGTTGTTAAAGCCAGCGAATGAATATTACTATACTGTTGTACAGATGATGACTACGGGCAGCACCTTTGCCAACGAGACGCGCACCGGGTCTGCGTACCTTAACACTGTTGGCAATCTGATTATTGCGTTCCCAGAAAATGCCCTCACAGGTTATACGGCTTTAACTGCCATTAACGGGTCATTTGCCTTAAACGTGCTTGACCAAACGTAAACTGATATGAAAGATGAGGAATTCGCATGACTACTACTGACCTCCGAGAAATTCTCGTTGCAACTGCCCGTGCCTATATGGGCGCAAATAGTTACAACGGACAGAAGCAGGAAATCATCGACATTTACAACAAAAACCAGCCCAGACCCAGAGGATACAAAGTGCAGTACAGTGACGCTTGGTGCGCTACATTCGTCAGCGCTATGGGGTACATTGCGGGATTTTCCCGCATTGTATTCCCGGAATGTTCTTGCCCCGAAATGATTACCAAATATATGTTTGCCAACTGCTGGGAAGAGCGAGACGATTACGTGCCAAAGCCGGGTGACATTATCTTCTACGACTGGGATGATAATGGCCACGGAGACTGTACCGGAGTCCCAGACCATGTTGGTATTGTAGAAACCTGCAATGGCTATAATATTACAGTTATTGAGGGCAATAAGGGCGACACTGTTGGCAGACGTAATTTGCTTGTCAACTCCCGCTACGTGCGCGGGTACGGTGTACCAAATTATTCGCTGCTTACTGATGAGAAAGACGAACCTGAAACTAAACCTGAAAGTGAGGAAGATGAAATGGTTTATCACAATCTGAATGAAGTTCCCGATTGGGGGAAAGATACTATCAAGGCTCTCTGCGATTGCGGTGCTCTTGGTGGTGTCGGTAATGGCGACCTTAACCTGAATGAAACTCTGCTTAGAGCGCTTGTTGTAATGAAGCGCTATATGGATAGGAAGTAAGCCAAAATGGAAAGCAAGTATTATGATGGTACAAAGCTGCTAAGTCTGCTAGACATTGACGGGAACAAGCCCGAAATCTATATCTGTACAAGCAACCGAAGCGCGGGCAAAACCACATGGTTCAACCGCTATGTTGTGCGCAGGTATCTAAGAGGCAAGGGGAAGTTCTGCCTTATCTATAGGTATAAGTATGAGCTTCAAGACTGCGCCGAGAAGTTCTTCAAGGAAATTGGTGCTCTGTTCTTTCCAGATTATACGCTAACACAAATTATGTCTGACAGCAAAGCGTTCGTGCATCTAATGCTTGCAAAAGGGGAAGCGGATGCTGAGTGCTGCGGTTATGCTGTGGCGCTCAACTCCGCCGAACAAGTTAAGAAATATTCGCATTATCTGAATGACACGACAATGCTGTTGTTCGATGAATTCCAAAGCGAAACCGGCGTTTACTGTGCGAATGAAATGAATAAGTTCATTTCGATTCATAAGTCTATTGCCCGTGGCGGCGGCGAGCAGAGCCGGTATGTCCCGGTGATTATGATTAGTAACCCTGTTAGCGTGCTTAATCCCTATTATTCGGCTATGGGTATCAGCAGCAGACTGAACGATAAAGTTAAGTTCATGCGCGGTCATGGTTTTGTGCTGGAACAGGGGTACAACGAAAGCGCAGCAAAAGCACAAGCCGAAAGCGGATTTTCTAAGGCGTTTTGCAATACGGCATATATTGGGTACTCTGATAGTGGGAAATACCTTAGTGATAATCAGGCATTCATTGAGGAAATGACTGGCAAGAATGTTTACCTGTGTACTATTAAATACCATGGGAATGAGTACGGCGTTAGGGAATACCCTGAGGCTGACCGACACGGCAGTATGCTTTATTGCTCTCCGTCTGTTGACCAAACACACCCAATTAAAATCACAGTAAATACTGACGACCATGACGTTGACTACATTCTCGGCGGCGGTTATGATAGCCTCATTGCACTGCTGAGACACCAGTTTGAAATGGGCAGATTCCGTTTCAAGAATCTTGAAAGTAAGGAAGCGCTTATTAAAACTATCTCTTGCTAATATGGTATCTACTCCGCGCCACTGTTGTGACACACTAGGAGGCTACCGGGTGAAACTGGCCTAGTGATGATTATCGGTTTTAGCAACCGCGCGGCAGCAAGCAGAGTTCTAGATATAGTTATACCCCCTATCTATATGGTAGGGGGTGTAATTTTTTATTCTGCAAGCGAACGTGCGATATCGACGACGGCTCTTAAAGTTAAAGAATCAAAATCAAAAGGAATAAATACGCTTTTCTCATACCCGCAATAGATACACTTTACTTGCAGTTTTTCCGTGTACACGTCCAAGTATATCTCCATTTGATGGTCATTTTTGCAAACGGGACTGCGCCAGCCGGGAATAGTAATTCTCATATTAACCCTCCTTATGCCTTATTGCCTATTATGCCCACAAGATAAGCTAAAGGTGTATTTTTATACAGTGCCAATAGCAGCACAAATCAGAGACAAATCTTGCACATCAAATTCGTAAAATTTATCTGGATATGTGATACGAACATCTTTACCGCAGTGGTCACAATGGACGGCTAGTTTATGCGCACTAAGAAATACCTTGGCTCGTTTCCCACAAGAGCACAAGGGGTCACGAATATCTTTGTCGTCAATAACTATTGTCATGTTTGGTCACTCCTTTTCCGGTTCGTCTGTGATAATGAGTGCAAAAGTAACTTCGCCTTTTCTGTAATATTGCGTTATGGCAACAATCTTATCATGATTGCGACTAACGGCCGCCAATTCGCGCCCTAATTCTGATATGCTGCAATAATCCACGTAATACATTCGCGTTACTCCTTCTTAAATTCAAATGTAGTGTCTAACAAGACTACGCCGCCGGGTATGCGTTTCGGACGTAGCTTTCCGGGGACGCATAGACCGGGCTTGAAGTCTTGAATAGTTCTGGTTTCTGATAGAAACTCGCGCTCCATGTCGTTTTCCGGTTTAATGCCCTCATCTTCACCGCAAGATTGCAGGAAAAGTTTCTTACTGCGAACAGGCATACCGGCGCATTTTAGGTCATAAAAGGGCTTCACTTCCTCATGGTTTTCTCTGACTACGTGCTCTAGGTATGTTTTCTGGCGCTGGAACAGCGCATAGTCCCACTCGCTTTCACACTTCCAACAGCCATATGTGCGTGGGTGCTCTGTGATTCCTTTAGCTTGACTTGGGGCGCAATTAAGGTGTATACTGTCAGTGTCGGCGTAGCAAAAATGTTCATAGTTTGCTTGTGCCGCACGAATGGTATAACATCGGGCATAGCTAGTAATGGCCGCGCCGATAGGGATATAACCGGGCTTCTTTTCTTCGGCAAAGCAGGACGTAAAACCTAGAGCACCGTTCTCTTTTTCATAGCCAACCTTAAAACTGCTATCGGGCGATGCAGCCATTTTGCCATACAAGTTATTGGAAAACAACTTGGCTAGGAAGCGAATACCCCCCGTGCTATTCTCCTTAATTTCTCTGTATTTGTTAAGGTACTTGTCGAACATACCTTTTTCGGTGTCGAAATAACAGCCATCTAGAATCTCTAGATATGATACATAGTAGTGCTCGTTAAACAGTACAAAATCTGAACAGGTCATAGTCAACGTGACGACTGCGGGCACGCGGTTGCCCTCTAAGTCAATATAGTGACTATCATACTTACCTGTTTTACGATTATAAACATCCGACGTAAACAACCACTCTGTGCCTTTATACAGAGGATTGCCTTTTATTTGCACCGTGGGAAGATAGCCCTCACGGAGTCGGAAGCGCGCTCGGAAGCGGACAAAAAAGTAGCGTGGATAGAGCGTACCGTCTGATAGACGTTGATGCTTGGCAGCGTTGGGAATGTAATTGCCGCTCCAAAATCTGGGTTTGAAAGTCGGGTAGTAGTTTCCCGACATTGAGTGCATTGAAAAGGGGTATAGGGAATTAACGTCATAAGTACAACCGCCTTTCTGTGGTTTTCCTGCGAAACTTGGGTTTACATAGCACCAACCGCCTTTGTAGGCGCGCTGTATATAGCGACCGACGGAAGGTGAGCCGAACACAGATTCATTGAGTTCCATGTCCCACACATTTGGGTACTGCAGCTTGAAATCTCGGGCTGTTCCTTGGGTTTTCTTGAACTCATCAAGGCAACACGAACCGATTGTGAGCTTGGTGTGCCCCTCGGCAAATGTTGTTTCAAGAGCTTCTTTGAGCACTAACACGTCGTTGGCAATATACTCGCGCTCGTCATGCGAAATATAGCCGTGTGCGTGGCGTTCGCCCTTGTATTCCATTTCTAACTTCTGGTGTGGGGTATTAAATGCCTTGCCTAGAGCTTTGAGAGACAACGGCAGCAGTTTGAGACTATCACGAATTTCTAGAATTTTACCTTCCTCGTTTTTAATAACAATGCGATACCATACGCCTTGTTTATCCGCGATATTGTAGGCAATAGACGCACAAGGCATCTCTTTTTCTTTATCCCAGACCGTTCCGGTAAAAGGGTTGTCTCCTGTGTGGACATACGCTTGCTTCCACTTACGTTGACAGATATAATAATCCAGAATAAAAGCGCCGTCAAACTTTAGGTTGTGAAAATAGAGAATTTGCCATTGATAGGGGCGGGCAAAAAAGGCATCAAAGAAATCGCCGATAGATGTTTGTATTGTTACATCATCTGTGGGGTCGCCAATCTTGGCGTAGGCAGCAGACCAAACTTCTGTATATTCTTGGCCTTCATACGTGCTAGTTTCAAAGTCGCACGCAAACATTGGGCGCTTCCACTTATATGAGGTAGTCCTCGCCTCTTTCGGCGTCCTCTTCATCGTTCAGTCCCCTCATTTCCTCTATGGTCATGCGATACTTGGCTGGAAGATATGCATTCATTTTTGCTATAAATGCCTTGGCTTTTTCCGCGTCATAACGGAGTTCAATGTCCGGGAAAACACCGGCGTCGGCGGCGTTTAGAATCATTTGCGCCAAATCGTAACGTGGGGTGGCAAATTTCAAGCGATTCCACCATGCAAGCAAAATACGACCACCAACTGGGTTAGCGCCATAGTCGGCACGATGGGAGGAATCCACGGTTACGCTAGAGGCCATTGTTTCAAACATATCATCGTATGACTGTATAATAGCGTCAGCCTGACGAAGAGTTTCATTATCTTCCTCTTGGCCTGTAACAATATTTTCTCTCCTGAGCGCGTTTAGCTCCTGCGCACTATACTGGTAAATCTCGGACAGGACAAACTGCGCCTCACGCGAGATTGCGTAACCGGCCTTGCGGGCACGTTGAACACGAGCCTTGAAGTTTTTTCGAGCGCGGGCGGCTTCGGACGGAGGGTTGCGTTTGCGTTTTGAATTAGGCAATTTCAAGCGCCCCCTTTTCCCTCAAATCATCACAAATTGCGTGAAATTCGTTAATGCTCATTTTACTCTTGGTGTATTTAAGCAGATGGCCCGGTTTTACAAGCGCTAAAAGCTGATTGTAAAGAGCGTAATTAACGGACATAACTGTACCGGTAAGCCTGATATAGCGCGCCAATGACAAACTCGGCGCTACCTTTACAGAGACGGACGCAGACGTTTCGGTGTGCGCGTCTCCTATATCTAGCGTAGAAACGAACTGCCTATTATGATACATGACGATAGACAAACGGTTATAGTTTTTATTATAGACTGCTGACCATTCAAAACCGTGACCTAGATCATATCTAGGCACGGGGCCAATCGCTTTTTCTTCTAAGGCTACTCTGACACCGGATTTCGCGCCACATTGGGCGGGCAACGCGATATATTCTAGACACTGATAAGGAACATCGGGATAGGGACAGTCAAGGCACGATTTTACCTTTCCACAAGTGGCATCGTTCAAAACAACACCGCCCTTGCAAACACCGGGAACGTCAGAACGATGGCCGCAAGAAGAAAACCGAACATCGCGCAACCAACATAATACCAAACGTTTTTCATGTTTTTACTCCTTTCTAAAATGTGGCCGGGGAAGAAGGAAGGAAAAGAACCCCGGCCACTATAGACATATCAGAATTTTTTCTTAGACTTGGCGGTTTTGGTCGTGGGCTTGTCAGACTGTGGAGCGCTTCCGCAAAATTCGACGTTATCGACCTGCAAGCCCCACGCCGAACGGGTTTCGCCCTCCTCATCTTCCCAAATGTCGCAACGCATTTCGCCAGTCAGCAGAATTTCCTTCCCCTTGGCAAAATACTGTTTGACAAATTCGGCCGTTTTTCTCCATGCGGTGCAGCGGAAAAAGTCGGTTTCTTCACGGTTGTGAGCGCGGTCAACAGCGACAGTGAAATTGCAAAGAACAACGCCGCCATCAGTCTCGCGCAATTCAGGATCTGCGCAAAGACGGCCTTTAATAGTAATATTATTCATATAGATAACTCACTTTCTGCCCGTATAGCCGTTAGCGCAGCTATGGATTAGATTAGCCGACAGTCTGAGCGTAACGGACAAACGTCTCAATATCCATGGAGAACAGATTTTCATCCACGCCAGCGATATCATACTCGCCTAGGAATTTGACGTTTTCGTCCGCGCATTTCTGCTTAAGCTCTGCGCGGATAGCTGCAGCGCCCTTGTCAATGACGTTAGCCGTGCGCGTCTCAAAACCGTTTTCACCCTTAACGGGGTACTCGACGCTGAGAATACGAATGGTTCGGGTGATGTTTTTCATAGCTTTTTCCTTTCTGCCCTTATCGGCCGGGCCAGCCCTTTATTTGGCCTGTCTCATCAGTCACGGAGGGCCATTTCCGTGAGACGGGCAAAATGCCCGTTTCGACTATGGTTAAACTGAATGCGTCCAAATGGTTTCAACATCGAACGTATCGGCAGTGTTGGACGGAATGAGCCGAACGTCTGCCGGGAATCCGTTGCATTGACAGTCGAGACAAAACATTGTGTCACTAAGTAGGGCTTTGCGAACGTAAAAGTCCGGGAGCGTATAAAGACCGTCGTTAAAAGCCACGTTTTTCTTGTCAAAGTCCGCCGTGGCGGATTCAATGGTATACGTGCGGCGCTGTTCGTAGGTTATGGGAGTGTGTTTCATGCGCGTACCTCCTGAATAGTCAGAACGTCAAGCCAATCGGAAATTGTTTCGGCCTCGTCGGGCGTAGCGTAAATCTCAAAGTGATAGTTTCCGAATGCGCCGGAACGCTCATAGTAAATGCCGTCTCTTTTCAGCGCGACAGACAGAGCGTCTGCAAGAGAACGAAACGACGTTTCAAAATTGTACCATTTTTTCATTGTAATCTCCCTTTCTGTATCCCGGACATACGCCCTCTTTTCAATGTGCGTCACTCTGCATTTATCCGGGCTTGTGACCGGCCGGAATAACCGGGCTGCATTACCGCCGGGAAGGCGGGGTTAGATGAAATCAATAATACCACCCTCCGTGAGTTTGTACCAATATCCGACGGCCATTTTATCCCATTCGGATTTGTTGAGAACGTAGCCGCATACCTGATAGGTAAATTCACGGACGTGACGGCCTGTAGTAGCTGAATAAGACGACCATAAACGCGAAATATAAATATTGCCGTTTTCGGCTACTTCGACAGCAAGCACGGGCGTCCCGTAACTGCGCAAAATATAATGCGTATCCGCGCCGGTGTCCACAGCTACCATAGCCTTGCTATAAAATGACTTCTGCTTAGACAAGACGGGCCTCAATTCATACATAATAAAAAATCCTCTCTTTTTGTATTCCGGGAAACTGTTTGTTTCCCTCTCTGTGATTATATGATACCATAGAGGCCGCAAAATGTCAAGACTTTTTTGAAAAAAACAATATGAAAATGCGTAAAGAAACAGCGCCAATTTATGCCGACGCAACTATGTGTGAATTATTTAACAATCCATATGCTTACAAATGATAAATATTTAACAATATATGCGGGTGTGCAATAATCAACACTATGGGGGGAATTCTTTAGCGTACTAAATAGTTCTATATACACCCCC